CTCATCCATATTTAGTATATTCCTTAAAAGGCATTTCATGGAACCTAAACACACTAAAAAGAAACATCAGCAAGAAGTACTAAATAGGATACTCGTATTAGGGGAGATAGACGATGAGAATGTTAATTATATCATTGGTCAAATATACGAGCTTAATAAGGAAGATGAAAAAAAATCTATAAAAACTCGTGAGCCAATACAACTCTTTCTCAATTCACCAGGCGGACATGTATATTATGGATTTGGTCTAGTAGATTGCATAGAAGCTTCGCAAACACCAGTTCATATAACAGTTCAAGGTCAAGCTCAATCAATGGCACTTCCAATACTTTGTGTAGGACATGTGAGAAAAATGAGCAAGAGATCTATGTTAATGTATCATGAAATATCATGGGAGACAGGACAAGAGAAGCTTAGATATCATAAGCAAGAGGCAGTTGAGGGAGAAAGGATTCAAGCTCTATATGATGGAGTAATACTTGAATATACCGGTGTCACAAAGAAGATGCTCAAGGATATTAAAGACAGAAACCAAGAGTGGTACATAACACCAGATGAAGCACTAGAACTTGGGTTTATAGAAGAGATCATCTAATAATTACGTATATTTATTCAAAACACACATGACATCTATACCAAAACCAAAGACCACAATTACTGTAGCAGGTCAGAAATTAGGACTTCAATTCGATCTGAATACCAATGAGACAAAACGCGGTGTCAAGATGCAATTTATACTTGATAATGAAGACATGGATCCCAAGAAGAAGCAAGAACTGACACAAAAGATATCTACAGCATTACAGAAAAGATTTGGAGACGCTGGAATAATGATAGACTTCGATGACAGGACGCCGTATGCTAATGTTATAGGATTCCTCGTACCACTTAATTCTATCACTACACTCCTATTAAATATCCTTAAAGGTCAATAATAAAATCTCAGAAAGAGTTATGGCAACAAAGAAAGAAGTTCCAATTAGGGCCATATTCGACGGGGTCCACCAACTTACAACAGAGGATATAATAAAATCAGATCCATTTAAACTACTATTAAAGGAGAAGACATCTCATATTATAGAGGAGGCTCACAAGACCAATAGCGTATTTGCAACTATATTTGAGATCAATGATTCAGGTTGTTTTATAGAATTACATCGGAATGATTGGCCAAATGCATTAGAAGCTGTAGTAGCGATGTATGTAGAAGAAGAAGATTATGATACGTGCGGAAAGATTACAGCATTGATCCATGATATAAAGGATAAACATAAGAGACTGTCAAAAAAATAGGTCATATGGAAGAGTATAAGAATATTCAAGACGCAACGAATTCAGTTTTAAATGTACAGTCATTCGTTAAGAGAAAATCACAGAAAGGACCAGAGAAGAAGAGAGAATCTTTTGTACGAGTAGTTAATATGATAGAAGAGGCGATCGTACGTTCTCAGATAATGTACACTGATCTCGATATGGATATGGCAAAATATGATGAGAGATTCTATAGCGCGATCGACTACTTACTACTTACTAGTTATGGTCCAGAATGTTATGATCTTATAAGTTTCTATCTCTGGGAAAGAATGGATGAGAACGGGGAATCACTATCATTAGTAGATTCACAGGGCAATGAAATAAATATGCAAAGTCCCTATGATCTTTGGGATATGATGATAAAGATTAATCCAAAACTAAAATAAATGTTATGTCTTCAGGTTTATTTGACGATCCCAAGAAAGCGTGGAAGTCACATGCAGCGCAATTTGTAATCTCTGAGACTGATATACGTAAAGCCCTACAACACTCTAATCATATAGGCAGAGCCGCTAGATTCATCAAAGTAAGCGAAGCTAGATTTAAAACTTGGGCTAATAAGTACTTAGATGCAGAGACAGGACTCACGCTGCTAGAACTTCAACGCAAAGCACTACTCGTAGAGAAGGCGAATAAGGTTGGTACTGGTAAGAAAGGAATTAAACTCAATAATAAATCTAATAATAAATTAGAGTTAACCAAGCAGCAATTGCTAGACGTCATGGCAATCAGCAATTCTAATAGAGAAGCGGCTGAGATCATGGAGATATCTAGGGACGCATGGAAGCGATATGCTTTAATGTATACTGATGATGAAACGGGGATGACTCTATTTGAACTTCAGCATGAGAAGTGGAGAAAGATTAATTATGAGAGGTTTCAAGCTAGGAAAGAGTCAGGTTGGATTGATAGATTAGCAGCAAGAAAGAAAGCATTTGAGGAAGCAAGATTCAAACCTGGGCATGTAGTATTAGATGAACATAAATACAAAGGACTTCAGCTCTCTGAGGAATTAGTACGTAATGCAATAAAAAACACACGTAGTAATAAAGAGGCCGCATCATGGTTAAGGGTGACGTATAAGACTTGGAGGAAATACGCCAAGATGTATGTAGACCCAATCAATGGTAGAACTCTATTTGATATCCATACGGCGACTGGTGGCAAGGGTATACCTAAAGTAAGGAAAGCAGCTAGGAATCAAGTCAACCCTCGAGCCTTAGAATTAGGGTATCAACTTATCCAAGGTCAATACTCAACTCCAGTAAGAGTAGATGAATTAGCATCAAGACTAATGAAGGATGGTAGACTTGGATTTTGTTGTGCCGAGTGTGGATTCTCACAGAAGAGACCTATAGATATGAAGATGCCACTTCTACTCAACTTTAAAAATAATGATAGAACTGATTGGAGAGAAGACAATCTTAGGTGGCTATGCTATAACTGTTCATTCTTGCTATCTCTAGACTACTTCACGAAGGCAAAACGTCAGGTCTTACAAGCAATTGCGCCTGAATCCCCCGATGCCCCAAAAGATCTAGAATCATTCTATAAGATAGATGATTTTTACTTAGAACATCTTAAACATCTTGGGATCAAAGATATGGCAGAAAATGTCAAAGCAGAAGAGGACAGACTAAAAGATTCTCCCAAGACTCCATCTAAAGATATGACTCATCCAGATATAGAAGATCTAATAGATTACCGATGAAAGAGATAAATTCTACGTTTGCTAATAAGCTTACTTCTCTAATATGGATTCCTATAAATAGAATGGTAGATGATAACTTCAAAGTAAGGACCTCAATAAGAAATCAATTGGAGTGGAAACTACATGATAGATTAGAAGATAGAATAAAATTCAAAGTAATGATCCCGCTTGGCTGGAGAATAAATTCATTTTCACTCTAAATATAAACTTTCAAACGTCAAACCTTTTCATTACTTTTATAATATAGCGGTGCTGATAGCAAATAGAAGACGAGAACATCAGAAAATAAAATATCTGATTACTCTAAACAAAAGCTTTCAAGCTATAGAAAAATCGCTTACTTTTATATTGTATCTATTGTTAACCAAATAAAGTGTTCAGAAATGAAAAACACAAGTAACCGTCCGTCGAGCTATCAGTCTCGCACGTACATTCAGAAGGCAGTGATTGCCAACCGTCGTATCCGTAAAGGTGACGTAACCCGAGTAGCAGACCGCACAGGGTATTCTTTGACACATTGTAGCGATGTAATCGCGGGCAAGGAGTTTAATGCTCGGATCATGAATGAAGTTTTTGACATGGTTCGTGGCCGTAAAGCTAACTCTGAAATGATCTAGTCAAAGATCTAATTTTCAAGACCCACTAAGCCTCAAAATCTAGTGGGTCTTTTTTTTTTAAACAGTGGATATTTATTACTTAGAAGATAGATTGCAAAACCTCAAAAAAATTCATTACATTTATAACATACCAAAGCAAAATATTAAGAATTATGAAAAAGTTAATCATAGGTCATCAGGGCGATGTGCAATTCCGCCAATTATTGCAGCTTCCAAAGAATCTGAAGAGGGTTAAGAATCAACCAGTCGCATATGGTGAGCATTCTGGACATCAGCACTGCTTGACTGGAGATGTTGAGCTATTTATGGCAGAAGATGGAACGTTCTTTGCAGCTGTTGGTGGTGATGGTGCAACTTTGCAACATATCCACGAGTCAAGCATGTTTAACAATGAATCTGCATGGACTTCAACAAAGGAGTTACCTATGGCAGATCATAAACCACTTCAATTCTCTGAAGGCATATATGAAGTTTGGATACAAGGAACGTATAATCCTTATACTCGACTTATGGAAAAAGTGATAGATTAATAAAAGTCAGATATTTATTATAGATAGAAAATTACTAGGAATAATTATCTATAATAGACTCATTGGCTCATAGAGTGTTGGATGTTCCTAGCTCCTTCACTTGACTGAGCCACTTTTATTTTATGGCATATGTCTATAGACACAGAAGATTAGATAAGAATGAAATCTTTTATATAGGAATAGGGTCAGATAACAAAGGAAAATACAGCAGGGCTTATTCTAAAGACAACAGAAATAAGCATTGGGATAATCTAATTAAACTTACAGAATACCAAGTAGAAATAATCTCAGAAGATTGGTTGACTTGGGAAGAAGCTTGTGAAAAAGAGAAATTTTGGATTAGATTCTATGGAAGAGTTGACTTAAAGACCGGATCTCTTGTTAATATGACGGATGGTGGCGATGGAAACCTTAATCCATCTTATGAAACAAGAGAAAAAATATCCAGTAGATACTATCCAGTTGGAAAAGAAAACCCAAAATATAGAATTCCATTATCTGAAGATCATAAGAAAAAAGTGAGTCAAAATCATCATGATGTATCAGGAAAAAATAATCCTATGTATGGATCTATTGGTGGATTTTTTGGTAAAAAGCATAAAGATAGCTCTAAAATTAAGTGTAGTTTAGCAAAAATAAAAAAAATTCAGCACTTGGAAACAGGATTAATATTTAATTCTCAAAATGAAGCTGCATTATATTTTAAAATATCACCATCTCTTATAACTCTATACAAAAAACAAGGAAAATTTATCTTACTTAAAACTTAAACTACAATATCCTAAAGGTTTTTATTACTTTTATATCACACCAAAATACAAAAATTAAGGTTTTATGATTAGTTTAGATCAATTTACAGACGAGATCAAAGCAAAGATCCCAGATTATATCGACCACGCTTTAGATGGCGTATTCGATGGCAAGAATCACAAGAACTTCGATAAAGAAGCTGCACTTGGGATAGTTAATAAGCTGTATGACATGGCAGAAAAGCCTCGTCCAAAGCACCTTATCGTTGTTGAGAATCCTCTCGAAGCCAAGATCATGTATCACTTCCTAGTAGATAATGAGAATATGATAGAGACTGCGTCTCGAGGTATATCAAATATCCCAGAAAAAGATCTCGCCAAATTCATCAAAGACAATAAAGGCAAGATGAAGTTTGTAGAATCTTCTCTATTCGCCATAGGTATATATGCTCGCTATTATTACACATGGTATAAATTTATCCAAGATGAATTTAATATAGAAACCACAGGCGCAGCCAAAGAACTGAATGAACTTGAGTCTCTCAATTGGAAAGCGAACATCTATTCTGCAATATTCTGTGAGGAAGTCTGTATCGTAAGTAAGTATCCTACAAAGATCGTGCGTAATGCAGCCAATCTCTTGCATAACCCAGCATATCAAGCCGTAACATGGAATAGCACATATCCTTGTACAAATTGGGATGATTGCTATTATATCAATGGTCGTCACATCCCAGCAGAGATCTTTAATAAAGCCAAGTCACTTACACGCGAGGAATTTGTCAAAGAGCGTAATTCAGATTATAAAGGCGCTTGGTATGAAATACTTGGACAGAAGGGTGTAATGGATCTTTTAGGAGCTAAGGAGTTTGATAAGCAGACCATCGTCCACTCAAATGGAGATCTCGAAGAAGTAACGCTATTAAAGACAGAAGAGACATTTGAGGAGATAGATGATCAACCATTTGCGTGGGTCAAGATGGTATGTCCTTCTACGGGTACTCAGTATCTTCAGGGAGTAGAACCACATCATACAAATGCAATAGAGGCGATCGCTTCATTGAGCAGGTTGACAGCTGATGAATATAGATTTGACATGAGGTCTTAAAATAATTAATACTAATACCATTTGAGCCTTTAACATTGGGTAAGAAGATATAGGTAACTCTTCAAAATATTACAATACTAAACCAGCCTCCGTACTCGCCTGTCTCACGGAATAATTAAGGCAATGTAGACCCGCGTATCATTGATCTAACTGGAAGTATTGTTTAAAAATTAAAGTTATGAAACAAATCAACTTACAGCTCGGCTCACAGCTTTGGCGTTCACTCGCCTCACAGCTCGCCTCACCGGTCTTCTCACAGCTCTACTCACAGCTCGACTCACAGCTCGACTCACAGCTCGACTCACAGCTTTGGTCACAATTCAGTTCACAGCTCGACTCACAGCTCGACTCACAGCTCGATTCATAGCTCCTGTCACAGCTCATATTAAAATAAAATGAAAGTTATGAGTATAATAAAGCACATCGTATTCGGTATCTCTGCTAAAGGGGATAATATTATAGATAGACAACCAGGTTTCAGGACATATTATCCAGAATCTCAAGTCGAGTTTAATTCATGGTCTTATTTACTAAAGGTTGGATCAAGAGTCCAGAAGAATAATCAAATTAGTCCGTGGTATAAAGATCGTAAGTAGTATGAAGCAGATAAATTCACAGTTAAGTGCATCGCTCTATTCACAGCTCTATTCACAGCTCGATTCACAGCTCTATTCACAGCTCGATTCACAGCTCGATTCAGAGCTTTGGTCACAATTCAGTTCACAGCTCTGGTCACAGCTAGAAAATTCCAAAATATGAAGAAGATCAACAAGCTAAACATTATCAGGATCATATCATTCGTCCTATTCACTATCTATCTTACATTTAACGGAGTAGATATAAAAGTAGGTGACTTTAAAATTTATGCAAGGGGGTTGATAGAACGATATAAATCTGACAAATAATCTGATATTTATTGTTAGTAAATCCTACTTTAAATGGCAGTACTATTACTTCAAGTTACAAATGCAATGGTGCCAGAAGGCGCACAAAATTATGTTCTGCAATACGGAATCCTTGGAGTAATCACTGTCGTCTTAGCGTATGTCGCATTTCAGCAATATCAAAAGCTAGTGGAACGGAATGATATGTTAGAAGAGAAGATAGACAAAGTTCAAAAAGAGATGAATGATCTTCTTATAGAAGAGAGAGACAGGATGTCAAAGCTAATACAAGACAATACTCAAGCTCTTAATGACTTACAGAAGACTATATTAAACTTCATGATTACAGAAAGAAAATAAGCCTATGTTACTTGATTATTACGTTTTCATAATGTTTTTTATTACAGTTATAATTCTGTCTTTAAAAAAGAAGAATAGTAAAATGACTAGATATTATAAAGAAGAACACAAGACATAAATTTTCTCCTATCATAAATAAAGTTTACATTTAATATATAAATAGTTATAGATCAATGGAAGAATCAAGACATTATTGCAAAGTATGTGATACTCCAATACACCCAAAAAGAGTGCAACTGGGATACAAAGACACGTGCGTTAATCATTCAGAAACTAAGAAATTCGTAGGATTATTAGTCACAGAGGGAAAGGAGAGTGAAGAAGTATCATCGATCCAAGTTATTCGAGATCCTAATTTAGCCCAAGAAATAAATAGACTTAAATCTTCGCAAGCTCCAGATACTTATTAGAAATACACGACAATGTCATACGTTAGAGAAAGCATGAAAGGATTAAGTCCAGATGAACAAGATCAACTTAAGCAATATGGAACTTCTATAAAGGAGATCAAGAAGAAGATGGTAGAATTAATCCAAAAGGGACATTCAAATCTCACAGAACAGGGTGGTAACATGTCGTCTGGACTTATATTACACGACGAAGAATAAAATCAAATAATATTATATGGAAGAAATAGCAGTAATGCTTGAAGATGTCCTCGATGAAGTAAGGGACGCGTTGGAATATGGTAGATCTCTAGGGTATACTGAATGTTTGAATCAGACTATAGGCAAGAAACCACCAACATCTAGTGTAGATCAAGCTATAGATTTCTATATCAATTCTATAAAAGAGGCGTACGAAGCAGAAGACTAAAAAAGAAGTAAATCCCATGTTAATGTTAGTAATAATTCTAGTGTGTTGTGTAGCTTTAGTTTCAAGTTCACGACGTAAGATGTTGAAGATCGACCCAAATCATTTTAAAGAAGAAGATCTAGCCCCAGAAACCAATATTTATCACGAATATAAGTGAAAATGAGAGTGCAATTTCCTAATAGACTTTGCACTTTTTATTTTGTAGATCAAGTTATTTTTGTACTTTTATATCCTAACAAATCAAAGTTTATGAAACAACTAAATTCACAGCTC